GTAGAGTACCGCCCGCAAGGGAAGTACAAATTCGAACCATACGATTATAAGTACAGTGATTACCACCTCGTTCAACCGCAAACTGTGGTTGAAGAATGGGCGAGTCCGTTGGTTAAAGGTCATAAGGATTGGCACGAGTTCCAGCATTACAGAAAGTATGCTGGCTCGGCTAACCTTGGACCATATAGCTACGGGCATCGTTTCTATGCGCCAGACCAGGACGATTTCGGAGTATTGTGGCATATTGGGCAGTTCTTCGACGCGTTCTGGCTGTTCACATTAGATGGGGCAGAACCGGGCGTTTATACCCCCGAAAGGGGACTCCCCGAGTTCATCGTAAGGGATCAGGCAGAAGGGTTCATTCCCTATCCTGCTCAGATCTCTGCACTGACGGAGTCTGCTTTGAACAGCATGCTCCCTAGGGTGCGCGCCGAGCTGTCGGGAATCAATTCGCTCATTGAGCTTACTGATTTCTACCATCTCGCCGGGCGATTAGAATCGTTGAAAAGAGGGGTCGACTTTGTCCTTCGCGACATAAAATGGCGCGATTTGATAAAGAACCTGCTCACTCCACGGTCTATGTCAAGGGCTCTTGGTTCGAACTACCTTTCATGGAAGTTCTTCCTGGACCCCTTTGCAGCGGATGTGCAGGCAGTAATGCATGCACTAGGTTCGATCGAAAAGCGTATAATGCGCCTATTGAAAGAATCCGAATCGGTTCGCCTTCGGCATTATGCGAAGGTGTTCAATGAGTTCGACCCTGTCGAGCCAATTGAGTATGTCGGGGACGTTTTTCACGATCCCGATATTGCTCGCGTGGCCGTTACTAGGTTCGTCCACTATGAACCGACTAAGTTCCATGCCGAAATACAGTACACCTATCGGTATGCTGCGTTTCAAGTTGAGTTTGCTCAACTTCTGGGCCTTCTAGATGCTTTCGGGATTAACCTTAATCCCGCGACCATCTGGAGGGCTATTCCGTTTAGCTTCGTTATTGACTGGGTAGTCAATGTAGGTCGTTGGTTAGACCGACTAAAGCTACGGAACATGGAACCGACGCTGAACATAAGTAGGTACCTCTGGAGCGTTAGCCGTGCTAGACGAATAGACTGTACGATCTCTCGATCGTCAGCTAACTATCCGCCTAGAGCGACGGCATACGTTCCGTTCAGAGGTATCCCCCTTCCGACAGTAAATGAGTCGTCCTATGGACGATTTACCACTATGCCGGATCGGACTAGTATTGAAACTAGCAGCCTGGACTCAGAAGAGTTCCGACTGGGCGTCGCCTTAGCACTAGTGCAAGGTAGACGTCGAACCCGCTCCCAATCCCGGTTGAGATTGGAAAATGCAGTCAGGAAACACAATGCTCCCGCTACATCTAAACTCAAACGAAGTTAAGAATGCTGTCGGTACCGAAGTGGAGTTTCTCCGCTTTGATAACGGCCAACCGCGCAAAACGATCTTCCACAAAAGTGGGGAAGCTCCTAATTTGCGTCACATTCTCGAAGTCGCTCATATCGAGAGTGGAGCGGGAGTCCGTCGCCGCCGTCGGTCTAAGTTCGGGTTCAAAGTTGAACACTTACTTGCCGATGGCGTTACGCCGGGCTCCACGCTCGGATACTATATCCTCGATTCGCCCGTTGGGGCTATCGCGGATTTTACGTATCCTACTCTGGTCTGCGCGTATAGTATGTCCTTCTTTGCCTCACTTGGGGCATCGACGACCATATTGTACGACGGCTCAGGTAACGGTGCTGATTCAGTGATTAAGGGAACCAACTAATGTTGGCGCCGTCTCAACAGACGGTCCCCACTGAATGGTGTTCGTTCCTAGTACTTGTACGAGACATAAACATATTTTCCTAAGTAGGAAAGTATGGGTTCAGTTGTGGTGGAACATGCCCGAAGCCTGTTGTAGGCCCGGTTTGTATCCATTGAACTGTATTTATGTTGCACGTTCCAAGCGCAAGCTTGGCAGAGGATTCGTTATCTTCAGTCGTTAAGTCTACAGCTGAAATTACACGTTCGACGACCAGTAACACTGGTCCTCGGATTGTGTAATCACTCGCTGGAGACATATAGACGGCTGGGGTAGCGGACCGTTGTAGTTCTAGAGCTTCATTCCTATACTCATTCGTCGCTACGTACACGACTAACGCAATCCGTTTTGGGATTGCTCGTGGTAATACCGGCGAAGGAGTATCGAGGGGATGAAGTTTGGTCTGTTCTTGTTTAGACATTGTAACTAAGCATGGATGGATCGGGACTCGTATTAGGGTTCACGTTAAGAGGTGCATTGGTGTTGGATCGGTTAGCATATGAAAAATAATGCTTCGAATAACAGCCAACATGAGGTTTCCCTCATGGTAGCACTTCTTCGTGATGTCCATTTGAGTCACGAAGCTGTGTTCAACGCAAAAGCTCTTAAGGATACGATAGGTATCGTCCGAAAGAGAGTTAGTGAAGAAGGTATCGGGTTTCTAACCAAGACCCTGCCGAAACTCGGCAAGGCGCTTGACAGCGCTCTGTCGGGGAAGGATCGTGTTGATTGCACCGCCGTTGGCTTTGAGCCAGCGGATCACGGTGTCGCGTACCCCAAATTCTTAGGGGAGCTATTCAAGCACGTCCTACACAGCGACGGAACTGCGTTGTTAGATACGTTAATCCTGGAGGAGGTAAAGTTATCTCCTTCAGGTGATGCTTGTGATGGTGACGGAGAGATCTGTTATCCTTGCTCGCGTCTTACGTGTCTAGGAGAAAACGTAGCCGAAAGGCTTGTTGTCTCACGCAATGTAGTGACTAGTTATATCGGAATACTTCGACAGATCTGTTACTGTTTTTATAAGTATCAGATGAAGTATTCGTCGGCTGACGAACAAAAGGTCATTGATCAGTTTAAAAGTACTGAGGATGACCTATATGCTTCGGAAGAGGTGTCGCTATCTTGGCGAACCTATTTCGATTCTGGTGCGGTGAAGTTCCACACTTACGAGTTGAATTCTTCTCGTAACTCTGGGGCGATATTGCGCCGTGCTCGCATAGCCCTTCAAAGGGTCTTGCGGGGGCTCGACTTGGATAACATTTATCCTAAGCATGGTCCCGGCGTTGTTTCCACTGGGGAAACACCTTGGGGCAAATACATGTTTAGGAATGTTTCTAGTCGGATTACGGACGTTTATCCTTTCGACGCATATTTCTGTGCGTCGGTAGGGCACGTCTGTGATACGTATCGGGAGTTTAACCCCGATACAGCCAGTCTTCCTGCTCAAGTAATACTTGTGCCGAAGGACTCGAGGGGGCCGCGTCTGATCTCCTGCGAGCCATTGGATAACCAATGGATTCAGCAAGGCATCAGGGCCGCCCTGTATAAACGTGTCGAAAGTCATCCTCTCACTCGAGGGAATGTCTTCTTCACGGATCAACAGCCAAATCGCGACATGGCCCAGGTTGGGTCATGTAACGGTCATCTAGCGACACTCGACCTCAAGGAGGCAAGTGATCGTATAGGGCTGGAGTTAGTTCGCCTGCTGTTTCCTCCTGAGCTAGTGCTCAGACTGGAATGTTGCAGGAGCGAGTCGACAGTATTACCAGACGGTTCGGAGATCAAACTTCGAAAGTTTGCTCCGATGGGATCAGCACTGTGCTTCCCAATCATGGCCCTAACGGTTTGGGCCTTGTTGTACGCTGGTAGTCTCGATGCAGGTGTCCGCGAGGACATTTGCGTGTACGGTGATGACGTGATCGTCCCAAC